TAAAATGGTAGATCATCTAAAGTTTCCTCGTCTGTGAGTTCACTCATACGACCTGTCTGTGGATTATATAATAAACTACAGGCTAAACCTGTGTCTCCTGTGTATCTAGATTTAAGAACTCTGACCTTTGTAGTGTTAGATTCCTTTTCATCTTCTGCTTGTTGATTTCTTTCTAAGGCAATGACACAATCCGATAGTTGTGATATACCTTGAGAGCCTTTAAGATGGGACAACGAAACTTCAATACCTTGTTCGTGTCCTTTCTCACCTGCTGCTCTTCTAAGGTGAGATACTAAAAACATACCTACACCTGTCTCTTCAACAAGAGAACGTAAACGATTCATAAGATTATCAATACCTCTACGTTCATCGGATTCAGTAAGCTGATTCACTAACATATGTAAGTGGTCAACGATTACCCAATCACATTCACAACCAACGACCATGTATCTAAGCTTAGAAAATATTTCATCTATATCTGTAGCTCCTAAATGAGCATGGATAAATACTCTGCCTGAAGGTATAGCCTTATCAAATAAACTTAATAAATCTTCTTCAGTATATTTATTTCTCTTTTCAGTTAGATAAATTCTATCGTTTGCTTCAATAGATAAGATACCATCTGCAGTTCGTAACCAGTTTTCTTCAAGAGCTACGATACCTACATTGTCTTGCGTATTTTTAATAAGCCAATGCTCTAGCTCTCTAGTCACACTAGACTTACCAAGTCCTGTACCACCTGTTAAAGTTACTAACTCTCCCTTACGCAGACCATATAATTTCTTATTCAATCCATCCCAAGGATAAGCTACACTCTCTTTAACTTCCCTGTTTAACCAGTCATCTTTTTGACTAGATAATTCTAGGATACCTGATGGTGTATATGTCTTTGCTTCCCACCATGAGCTTGTAAACTCTTGGAATTTTTTATTGCGTAACATATCATTCGCATCTTTGTACCCATTAGGGAATGACATTATCTTAGTCTTTCCGGGTTTTAATATACGAGCTACTGCTTTAGCAGCATCTTTACCTGCACGATCATTATCAAAACATAACACTACATTCTCAAATGATTCTACAAATTCAATGCTCTCTCTAATATCTTTAACTGCTGATGAAGCTCCTCGTTTGACAGATACTACAGCCCACTTGCCTTGAAACAATTCATGGACTGCCATAGCATCACACTCACCTTCAGTAATAGTTAGATATTTACCACCAGTATTTCTGTATAGTTGTTCACCAAACAGTCCTGTGTTTTCAAACGTACCATTACAGGCAAAGTTTTTATTATCTACATATCTAATCTTAGTACCTACTATCTCTCCACCATTAAAGAATGGATAGATGTGTTGAGTAACTTTACCATTCCTATCTGTTACTACCTTAACTCCAAACTTTGTAGCTGTTTGTTGTGATATACCTCTATCAGTTAGCTCTCCATAAGCACCAGTATATGAGCTTACAAAACTTTCTGGTTGTGGTTTAGTTTCTACTACACTACCTGTTGAAGAGTCTTCATAGTTAGGAAAGAAACTTTCACAACTAAAACATTTAGCAGACCCATTAGCATTCAATGATACAGGGTCAGAGCCACCACACTTTGGACAAGGTAGTTTATGTTTAATAAATTTAGTTTGTTCTTGTTGCATTCTATCTCCATTGTAAGAAAAAAATGAGGCGTTGTATTTGGATTGTTCCTTTAAGCTCCATCCAAGTAGTAGAGCACCTCATTGGTTTTAAGATACTTCGTTTAAAGATTCATCTTCTTCAGAAGTTTCTTCTTCAAGTTCTACTAAAGCTTCTGGAGTCTCCTTTAAAAGATTCTCAAGGTTGCTTCGGTGAGTAGAACTTGCGAACTGTAGAGCTTCTATAATAGTTTCCAAGCTTCCCACTTTAGAAATAGTTACAGTAGCTCCACGCTTTTTATCCTCATCTGCAATTTGATTTACATCATATTGGACTTCACCTTCGTCATTTTTAATATTAATAATCATATTAAAATTCCTCGTTATCATCTGAGCTACTCTCAGAATATTCAATTAAATTAGTAACCTTTACTGCTATTAACTCAGCAAATGTACCATACTTTCCTGTGTAGGGTTTAATCTTCACAGTAACTTCTGAGCCGTTACCAACACTAACATCTAAAGGATTACCATCACCATCCAATAGTTTCGGTGCAGGGTTATTAGTCCCATCATGCTTCTCTACTTTTCTAGAGAAAGAGAATGCAGGTTCCTCATATTTAGGTTGACCATCTCTGGTTCTTACCCTTGATAACCCAAGACCCTCTAATCTAGTAGCAGTATCTTCATCAGTCAACACCACTATTCCATACTTATGTGGTTCAAACTTAGTGTTTGGTGTGCTGACATTAGCCCACATAGCTTTTCCTTCTACATACTCATACATATATTGTTACCTCCAAAGGTTTAGTTGTTGTATTAAGTTTAAAAATTATATCAGTTCTTATCTTTAAGTGCAAGTCTTTTCTCTCTTCTTCTTGCATTATTTCTATCCCTTGTAAATTGGATAGAGCTTTGCAAGTCTTCCCACAATTCATCAAGTGCTTGTTTCTTTTGTTCTTTATTAAGTCTTGTAGTTATTTTTAAATCAGACTTCTTAGGTATCCAAGTTTCCCAGTAAGCTTTGTCCATGTCTTTCCATGTCCAAGCTATCTCTTTGTCTAGTGTTGTTGATTTAAAATATAGATTCATAATAACCCTCGTGTTAAAAGAGGCACTTTAAAGTGATACCTAGCACTCGAACATTATCTTTTATAGTCACCGAACGACTGACTACCCCGAATTTAATCTAGGATTTTAAAATCAGTCTGGTTTTAGTGGCACTAGACCAGAAACTAGCACGATTAAATCGTATGTCTTTAGGTTCAGGAAGGTTAGTTGAGGGCTACACCTTTTGACATACCTGAAAACATTTGGTTATTAAACCACCCTTATAACTCTTTGTCAAGTAATATATCTTCTATTGTTATAATACTTTCATCAAGCAACTTAACATAAAAGTATTGGTCTTTAGCCCACCTCGTTTCGTATGCAATCTTGTTATCATATAGGGCTTCGTTGTTCTTAGCCACCCATATATCAAACCTCCTATACTCATCAGGCGTTAGCCTTGTAAAGTCTTCTTCACCTTCTCCTACACTATACATATAAAATACTCACAGTTAAATTAATTATCCCTGTTAATAGGACAAATGTTGCTAATGCGTTTAATAGAATTAATGCTCTATCGTTCCACATAAAACCTACGCAAGTCCACAAGCTACAACCTATGAAGCTTAAAACTAAATCAACTTCTGGGAACTGTTGCGTTGACCTAAAACAGATACCAAGTATTATAAAACAACTTGCCACCCATTTCAAATACCAATCTTTTGTTCTCTTATTTTTTATTGTGCTTTTCATCATATGCTTTCTCGCTATCTATTATTACTAATATTAATCCTGTTAAACATAAGACTGCAAAGAAACCAATAACTGTATATCCGATTATTTCTCCTATCATCTTATACCTCTATTGCAAAAGGTAGACTACAGTTACTAGCGTTGTTAGTTGTATCTAAAGAATCACTTAGATATTTAGTTACAGCTTTCTTTAATTTAGTATTAATCTTTTTAGAAAAGACTTGGTTAGTAATCTGACCATCTTGTATATCAAAGTCTATTGTGAATCTAACATCTCTATTAAAAGATATTTTAGATATATACCTACCAAAGTCTACTGACCTATCAGGGCTTGGGCAACTAAACACTACTGGTTCTTCAATAGGTTCAGGTTCAGGTAATATCTCAATAGGTTCTGCTATTACTTCTGTATTTCCTATAGCTACCTCTCCTGTTAGCACACCAAAGCCACCTGTCGCTGAGTATTCTTCTCTTACTGCTGATAACTCTATACCTTGTTCTATTTGCTTATCATAGATAACCTCTAGTCTACCCATTAACATACTGTCGTTAGCTGAAAGCTCATCTAACACTACTAAAGCTTCTCTTATTTGAGACATGTTCATATCTGTATCAGACTCATAGAAACTTAAAGCGTTGTTGATAGAACTATAGTTATCAAACAACACATTAATTTTATTAGCTACTTCTGTCTGCTCTTGTTTTAACTCATATACTTGCCTACTCATATCATTCATTTCTTTTTCTTTGCTTATTATTACAAAGCAAGATAGTGAGAATGTTATTAATATTAAAACATATGCTATTACATTTTGTTTATTCATCTTCCTTGTCCTCTATATTTTTTAAAGTTAGCTTTTCTATTCTTGTTCATGGTAGAGAAGCCAACATTACCTCTACCTTGACTGGTTTTTTTACCTCTAACACCTGTAGAACTCTCGTGCTTAGATGAAAAGGCTTTACTTTTACTCGCCATTTATTACCTTATCCTTTTTTCTTTTATCGTTATACCTAACAACCCTTCTTCCACTCTTATAACCTGTAATCTCTCTATACCATTTACCTTTTTTAAAAGTAAACTCTATAAAACTTATCTCGTTATCAAGTTTTTCTTCTTCTAATCTTATTCTTTGTAGTTCTACTACATCATCATACTGTGTCATAACAATATACCTCTATTTATTATATTAATATATTAATTAAAAATATTAATAATAATTATTTAATTAGTTTTAAAAAGATTTTATCATACTTTTTTATTAAAGTAAACAAAAATTAACAATTAATTCTAAGCCTTTCTAAGCATAGGGTTAGTCATGGTTAGTGCCTGTGTATGTATCAGCTAGTGAACGGCTCACCATGTAGCTTAGATGCTCTCCTATTCTATGTATTATATCTACTTCTGATACATTCATTGGTTCGTCCCACGTTCTTATGTCATCATATAATAAGTCGACAAATGTTCTGTATTTATTATCTGATAATTTATTTACTATGTGTTCTCTTGCACATATCTCATCAAGTCTTTTGTATAATGTTTTGTTCATCATCAGTTCAATCCCTCCACTAAACTCCAATATTCTGTTAATATATTTTCCTGTGCTGACCACTTCCAATCAGTTTCTCCTTGATTCCCTTCATGTTCTTGTGAAGTTCCATCCTTGAACTCAACATACAAAGTCCCATACTTTATGTAGTAGTCTTTAACATTGTCCCAATCAATACCTAGTTCTTCTAAGTCAAAAGTAATAGGTGCTTCATAAATACACTCTATGTATCTTGGTTTATCGCTATCAACATTCATAATCTACCTCGCATAAATAT